AGCTTGTATTCTTAAATAATTTTTGCCGAACAATGGAATAGTAGTATTAAACTCTGTTTCTAAATCAGAGATTATCCCATTATAAATTGCTGCTAAGGTTGGAATAGTTATCATACTACTTTAAAGTGAGCGATAAATGTGAAATTGTTTACACCGGTGCCCGTTGCTACAAAGTTAATATTTAAACTATCAGAATCAGCAGATACCCAACCTCCAATACTTGCACCTAGAGATACCACCCCTCTTACATTCGTAAATCCAGTTCCAAGTGCTGATGCTATTTGTGCATCTAGGCTTAGTTTAAAAGCTACCAATGCTGCTGATGATATATTACAAGTTCCAGAACCGGATATCACAACATAGTCTCCCATCTTTGAGTAACTGGCTAGCAAGTTCGTTACAGATGATACGTTACTTAATCCACTTGCAGTTGGAGTATAATCGCCTCCTGGTGTTTGAGCAAAAATTGTATCAATCAAATCTATGAAATCATTTGCATCCGGAATATCTCCATTCTCAAATTTTGCCTTTAAGTCTGCTGCTGTTTTTACTGCCATGCTATCCTCCTATTTTAAAATTATTATTAATAAACCAATAACTAATACCGACTCCCTGTTTATACTCAGGATACTCCTTATTTAAATCAATTGCTGTGCCACCCCATATAAATACAAACTGCTTGTTTTGCTCATTATCCGGCTGTGTAACCTGAATGTTTATTTCAACTCGATCTACACCGGTAATGGCAACCTCCACTTCTAACTCACAAAACTCCTGCATAAATTCAAGATCTGATTCAACGGCCTGTTGAATTAAAACCCTTCCTTGGCTATTCAACGCAACTTGCATCAAAGTTCGTTCTGTGGATGAATTGGCTTGTGCCGCTAGTTCTCTTATAAATGAATTTCCCCACCAATCAAATTGCTGCGAATTATCTGGCCTTGTATCAGGGGTATCCTGCTCAACATTACCTCCAAATAAAGCAATGTAAATCATATTACCCCATCCATCTATTTGGATAAAGTCATTGGTGCCGTAAACTAAATCGCCACCGTTATTATTTTCAGCTAGCATTAAATCCATTACATTCCAAAAAAGCCCATGGTTTTAGTTGTTTTAATTTTCACACCGCTACTATCAGATTTTGCAGAAAAAGGAACACTTGCAGGTGCCGAAATACTTAACTCCACTTTAGATAATGTTTCGGTAAATGTTTTAATCACCTCAGCGATATCATCCTTTGAACTAATCACTGGTGTTTTTTGTGGAAGAATAGCTTGCGCTTCTGTTCTTAAATCTGCTGCTCTTCCAAGTGATCTTGCTTCTCCAAATTGACTTCCCATCCATATGGATGTGAATTTATCGGCAAAACTTCTTTGGCCTCCTTCAATCTGGATAGCCTCTTTAATCTTCTCTTTATATAATTCTGCTCTGGCCTGAGCTTCTGCCCTTGCCATAATATTTTTAGTAAGATCCTTTTCAGCAGCACTTAAATCTCTTAATATAAGTAAATCAAGATTATATGCCTTGGTGATACCTGGCTGCATTGCTTCCAAATCTGCCAGTGCCTGAGTATATTCCCTTGTTCTCACAGCAGTAGTTTCTAAAACTCTAAATAACTGTTTAGATTCGGCAATCTGATCAATCGAATTCTCTCTAGTCCTTTCCGCTACTTCTGCCTGAGCTTTCATAGAACCAGTTAATTCGTTATTCTTCTTCATTAAAAAGTACAGCCCTGCTCCTAGTGCTGCTGCTGCCGCCGCTACTGCTATAAAAGGATTCATAGCCATTACTGCATTTAAAGTTGCTTGCGCTGCTGTAGCTAATCCAGTAACAATTCTATATGTGGTAAGTGCTGCCACGTTTCTGCCAATAGCAATACTCACCGTTCCACTTAAAGCACCGGTAATACCAAGTTGTATATTGTATAATAGCAATGCTGTTCTGGCCACAAAAAATGCAGCCTTTAAAGCTAAAATTCCACCTATCACAACGGTACTAATTGTAACTATAGTCTCTAAGTTGTTGGTTACATATCTCAGCGCTCTACCAACGTAATCCATCCCTGCACTTGTTTTGGATGAAGATGTGATAAGGTTAATCCAAGCATTTTTTAAATTATCAAGCGTAACAGCCAGAGTTTTTGAATTTATCTCAGCCTGCAAATACGCTTCATTGGTTCCTGTAACGGCTGTTTTAAATTCATTGAATAGTCCAATATTGCCAGTAAGAATTTTACCTGCTGTGATTTGTTGTAACCCAAATACTTTTGTCAAATAAGCATCTTTGGCCTTAGCAGAACTTAATTGATCCATTCTAGCCTTAGCTTCATTTAAAGCATCATTGATATTGAATATTCCGGACTTATAACCTAGCCCTGCTTTTTGTAATCTTATTAATGAACTTCGAAGCGCTGTACCTGCATCTGCTCCAAATAAAGAGTATTTACCTAATGTTTGGACCAACGCAACTGATTCTTCTATAGTCACATTAGCACTGTTTGCTACAGCACCAAAATTAACAAAAGCCTCTGCTGTTTGACTGATTGTGGAAGCTCCTACCCCTTGTCCTGCAGCAAGTACATTTATCGCCCTGGCTGCATGTTCGGTACCTAATGAAAACTGGTTCATAATACCAACCAGATTTTCTGCTGCCGGTCCGAGCTCCATTCCTGATGCTCTAGCAAGAATTAAACTTGCCTTAGATACATTACCGATACCTTCTGCAGTATCAGCAAATTTAGCATTCAATCCTGCTATCTTCTCAAATCCAAGTGCCACATCTACAGCACTTCTTTTCGTGTCTCTAGCAACTTCATTAATCTTATCCTGGTATTTACTAAACTGCTTATCGGTAGCTTCTGAAAGGATGGTCCTGAAACTTTGTACTGCCGTTTCATAATCCATCAGCGCTTTCACAGATGCACCTATTCCAAGTACGACTGCTGATGTGCCGGCAAACGATAACATTTGCTTAGCAGCAGCTCCTATGGATGGAGTTAAGCGGTTAAAGATTCGCTCACTTCTTTGCAAAGATGTTTCAAACCTTTGCATTCTAGTTTGCATAGCCCTTACTGCCGGTGATACATTATCAACAGCATCAAATATGGTTGGTACAACTAGACTCCTTGGCATATTATCCTATACTCTTAACTTTGGCTGTAAAATCTGATATTTCATCATACCAGTAATCCAACCCTTTATAATCCATACCATCTAAAAAAAAAGCATCAACTTCCGAAATAGGAAAATGATGCTCTCTCACAACGGATTTAATTTTATTGTTTAAATTTTCTTCAAATATTTCAAAAGCTTGTTCACCTTGATCAACTACATAAAAAAAATTACGATAGCAGAAATAGTATTGTAATCTTCCGTGTCAAAGTTTCTAATTACTTCTTTAACCTGCCCTGATAATACTGCAGCATAAACCACCATCAAATCAGAACCACTACCTCCTTTAACTTTACTTAACTGATCGTTTATATCTTTAAGGTTAACTCTTGGCTTAAAAGATATTGTTCGTACAGGAACTTCGTTCTCTAAAGGGAACTTTAAAGTGTATGTCCATTTGCAATCTTCATCCAGAACCAAATCTCCATCAACCACGGCTTCCACCATTTGGTCAATAAATATCTTGTTCTGTTCGCGTTTTGAACGACCAATTTTTTTATAATCCAACCACCGATCTACATCGGCAATTGCTGTTTCTTTGTCAATAAGCGGTTTAGTCATATTAAATTATACTATTTTTTGCAATCCTTTTGATCCGGATAATTTGATAGGAATAGTTCCGTTATTACCATTACCTTCAATAGCTCCAACGACTTTGCCCTTACCAACCCAAACAGAACCGTTTATGTGAGTAATTGTAAATGTTGTTTCTACCTTAGAGCGTGATATAGCAGAAACCTGAAACAATGTATCTTCTGCAGGTACTCCGAAATTCCAAGAAATAAGAGATTGAATTGACCATCTTGTGTTATTCATGGTATAGATACCATCACCGGCACCATCAACCATTGAATCATCATCAGCAGTCTGAATTCCACCTGGATTAAATGTTGAATCTTCACTGGCTTTTGGAGACCAAATACCAGATCCTATTTCATCATTTTGCCATTGAATTTCGACTAAATCACCACCTATTTTTGCCATTGTCTATAAAATTAATTACCGAATTTAAAATTTGCTTGCGCTATTGTTGAACTCACTCTGGCAAAACCAGTTCTCTCATATCTAAAAAAAGTATCTATTCGATTAGGATTAGAAGAACTTATTTCAACAGTGATTGAATCTTGCATAAATACCGGATCAGCAATCAGTCCTTTACGACCTAATGTTTCTGCTAGCTTATACAATATCGACTTCCATCCTTTTGGCTTGATCACCTTACTAGCCGATACATCAGTATCATCAGCAGCAATCGCATGATCCACAAGGTATTTCTGTTCTTCAATGTAATAAGCAAATCGAACATTCAAATCGATCATAATATTACGGCAAAACAAGAACTGAGGAACTACTTCACCTGCAGGGTGCCATGTTGTAACAAAATCCATCACAACATATTTACCACCAACAAAATCTACTGTTGAATTACCTTTCTTCACATAGGTATCACGATTAGTGTAAATACCCATTGTACCAATTCCACCAGATTCAGGAACAGGCATATCTGGATAAGATTTACCTGATACATCTAAATGAGGATTATCCTGGAAGGTAGTTGCAGCCAAAACAACCATATTTGCTGCTGCCTCCAATGGAAGCGCTTTTGATAATGGAGCAGGTGCGATAGCATTGGTTAAGTTATTTAACCTTGCATCAGTAATTGCAGAATCATTATCATTCACGGAACCGGTGATGGCTATGAATGGTTTCATAATCACACCTTGGAAACGGCCTGTTGGATTATCAGGATCAGGAACACCATTGAATGTTTCCAATGTAGTTAATACCGTAGTATTAAGAGCATAAGAGTTCAATACAATTGTATTCCAATCAGTACCAAATAAATCAAGTGCCGCTTGAACAGATGGGGTACCGGTACCGTTTTGTAATGAATTAACAGCGTAAGTAATGCCACATGATTTACCATTGGTATTAACAGATACAGTCAAATCATTAGCAGTAGCACCTTTCCATTTTGAAGTTAAATCAACTTCATATCCAAAATTAACAGATGTAAAAGGACATCCTATTACTGCATTAATAGCAGCGTTTATTTTACCTAAGATTGTAGCAACGGTATCACCGATTACAACCGAAATATCATAAGCTTGGCCATCAACATTGCCACGACCTGCAATAACAATAGTATGCGTACCGTTATCTGTAGCAGTTCCGGAAGGAACTATTTCAAATATTTTAGCGGTAGCGCCTGCTGCTTCTGCTTGTGGATATGCTATTACGGGAATAGATCCAACTCCTCCACCATTAATAGGTCTAAGAATACGAATAGCATGGTACATTGGAGAACCGTAACCATACAAATCACCTGCCTGTTTCAAGTTAGTGATTTCTGTTGGAGTAAGACTTAATGTTGACTGATTAGCATTGTTTGCCTCAGCGAAAACGGCAATTCTTTGCGGTAAATTTGCGGTGCTGTTAGTTTGATTACCAGTTGTAATTTTATATCCAACAACCTTACTAACCCTTGATATATCTACTGCATTATTGCTCATTTTTACAGATTTTAAAGATTCAAAATTACCTTGCATAAAATTTTATGAATTAATATGTCCGTTTTTATCGGATTATAAAATAATCTTATATATTTGCACAATGAATAAGCAAATAAAGCTAGGTGTTATCATCCCAACTAGAGGAGATCGCCCACAGTTTCTATTGAATTGCCACAGGTTGCTGCTTAACCAAACTATCCAACCTAGCATCATTTCACTTGTATGTGATGCGCCTGTAGGAGATGAACCGGATATCACTAAGCGATATAGAGAAGGTTATGATAATCTTCGCGGCCAAGGGCTAGATTTAATTGCCTTTATTGAAGATGATGATTATTATGCACCAAACTATTTTGAGTACATGATTAACCAGTGGTTAAATTTAGGGCAACCAGATTTACTTGGAACTAATTACACCATTTATTACCATATCAAACTTAAGAAGTATTTCACTATGCAGCATGAGCAAAGAAGCTCTGCGATGAATACTTTTATCGTTCCGGATAAAGATTTCCCATGGTGCCCTGATA